GCCACACGCCCGGCACCGCCACCGGCTATCTGGTGAACACCGGCACGCCCTACGCCGCCGGCGCCACCGAGATCGCCGTCGATACCGGCAGCGGCCCCCATCTCGCTGGCGACATCCTCACCTTCGCGGGCGATGACACCCAGTATGTCGTCGGCACGGATGCCACCGGCACAGGCGCCAAGACGCTGTCGCTCAACGGCACGGGGCTCGACGCGGCGCTCTTCGACGGCACCGAGGTCACGACGGTGGGCGCCTATACCGCCAACCTCTTCTTCACCCGCAACGCAATGCTGCTCGCGGCGCGCCAGCCGGCGATGCCCGAGGGCGGCGATGCCGCTGACGACATGATGACCGTCACCGACCCGCTCTCGGGCCTGACGTTCCAAGTCGCCATGTATCGCCAGTATCGCCGGGTCAAATACGAGATTGGCCTGGCCTGGGGCGCGGCCATGGTCAAGCAAGAGCACGCCGGCATCCTCCTCGGCTGAGCGTGGTCTTTCGTCGAGGGGCGGGGCCACGGCCTCGCCCCTTCCGTGAGACCATGAAGGAGGCCCCGAGATGGCAACGATCGCGATCAAGGCAGACGTCCCGCGCGGCTGGAAGCGCATCGACGCGCGCGACTTCGACCCCGCGCGCCACACCGAGGTGACCCCGGAGACCGAGGCCGCTCCTGAGACCACCCCCGAGACCGCCGCAGAGCCCCGGAGCGAAGCGGAGACGGCGCCTCCCGCCGCGGAGGAGGTGACCCCCGAGGAGGCCCGAGACGCGCTGGAGGGCCGCGCCGTCGCGCTCGACGTGGCCTTCGCGCCGAACATCTCCGACGCCAAGCTCGCCGAGCGGGTCGCCGCCAAGCGCGCCGAGCTCGAGGCCAAGGCGGCCGAGGCCGGCATCGCGCTCGCCGCCGAGATGACCGACGAGAGCCTGCGCCAGGCGGTCGCTGAGGCATGACGCTCACGGTGGAGGACGGCAGCGGGCGGCCCGATGCCGATGCCTTCGTGACGGTGGCGGTCTGCGACGCCTATCACGCAGCGCGCGGCCGGGCGGCCTGGGCTGCAGCGACCGAGGAAGCCCGCGAGCAGGCGATCCGGCGCGCCACCGCCTATCTCTCGACCGCGATCGGCTGGAAGGGCCGCCCGCGCCGCCCGCGCAAGCAGGCGCTGGCCTGGCCGCGGGTCTGGGTCACCGATGGCGAAGGCTATAGCGTCGCCACCGACCGGATCCCGCCCGAGATCGCCCAGGCGACCGCCGAGGTGGCGCTGCGCGAGCTCGAACGCCCCGGCGCGATGACGCCCGACTACACGCCGAACGCGCGCGAGGAGGCGGTGCAGATCGGCCCGATCTCGGTGCGCTATGCCGAGGGCGCGCAGCAGGCCGAGGGCGCGCGGCCGATCCTTCTGGTGGTGCGCGATCTCGCCGGCGGGCTGATGCGCAGGGGCGTCGGCCACAGCGCGGCCGGGACCGCGACGCGCGCATGAGCGACATCGTCGAGCTCGAAAACGCGCGGCTGCCCGATGCGGTCAACCACGACCTCGTGGCTGAGCTCGAGCGCATGACCGAGGAGGCGCGCCGCGGCGAGATCGTGGCGATGGCCTACGCGGTGGTCGGCGGCGGCGATGATCTGCGCACCGGCTGGGACGGGCTGGCGCACACCGGCTTCCGGCTGGGCGCGGCAGTGCTCTGCCTGCAGGCGCGCTACGCCGATTATCTGATGGAGCGCGGGGCGTGACCCGCCCGGATGGGAGAGCCCGAATGGACCGGCGAGAGCCCGATCAAGTCACCATCGAGAGCGTGGTCTCCACCGACCGCGGCGCGCGCATCTTCCTCTCTGACGGCAAGGAGCTCGTCGGCCTGCAGGAGGTGCGCGCGGTGGGCCGCCTCGCGGCGCCGAGCCGGGTGGAGATCGAGGCGCTGCTCTTAGCGCGGGAGGCCTGAGATGCCCGATCTCGTCAACACCACGCGCCAGCGCTTCGCGCTGCCCACTGGCGAGGTGATCCCGCCGGAGGGCCGCTTCCCGGTCTCCGCGGCCACGCTCCGCCATCCCGACAACGCGGGCTATCTCGCCGCGCTCTGCAACGCTGGCCGGATCCGCGTCGAGGCAGAGAGCGCAGAGCCCGAGACGGCAGCGACGGAGAGCGCCCCGGAGGAGGAGATCGAGGCGCCCGAGGAGGCCCCCGACGTGGAGGAGGCCCCCGAGGCTGACGCGGCCGGAGCGGCGCCGTGAGCCTCGACTACGCGGCCCTCGCAGCCCGTGCCGAGGCGCTCCTTTCCCGCTTCGGCGCCGCCTCGACGCTGCGCAAATCGCTTGCCACGGGGGGCACGCCGTGGAACCCTGAGCCCGGCGCGGTCCATCACGACATCGCGGTGAGCGCGGTCGAGACCNNCAACCGGCGCGCCGAGGCCGACAGCGGAACACGCGCCAAGCGCAGGCTCCTCGTGGCCGGCGCCACGCCGGACGTGGGCGACCGGATCGCCTTCGGCCTGAGCGCTGCCGAGGCAGAGGCGCGCGCGGCCACCGGCGCCGCCGCCTGGGCCCGCATCCAGAGCGTCACTCCGATCCAGCCGGCCGGGGTCGCGCTCCTGCACGAGGTGGAGCTGGAGATCTGACATGGCCGCCGACATTCTCAAGCTCCTCGACCAGCTCGAACCGAGCGTGCGGCGCGGCTTTCTCGAATCCGTCGCGGAGATCAAGTCCGAGGCGCAGATGATGATGCTCATCAAGGCGATCGACCTCGGCGACGTCGAGCAGGCGCTCCATGTGCTGAGCCTCCGCGAGGAGATGTTCGCGCCGCTCGATGATGCGATCCGCCACGCCTACGTCGAAGGAGGAGTAGCCGTGCTGGCCGGGCTGCCGCCGGTGCCCGACCCTTTTCCGGGGGGCGCGTGGTTGCGCGCTTTAATGCGCGAAATCCGCGCGCGGAAGCCTGGCTCGCCGCCAAGTCCTCCCAGCTCATCACCGGCCTCCTCGAAGAACAGCGGGGGCTGGTCACGCTGATCCTGCGCGAGGGCATGCGCAACGGCGTCAGCCCGCGCGCCACCGCGCTCGACATCGTCGGCCGCCTCAACCGCGCCACCGGCCGGCGCGAGGGCGGCGTGATCGGGCTCACCCGCGCCACGGTGCGCCAGGTGCACGGCGCGCGCCAGGCGATGCTCTCCGGCGACACCGAGGGCATGCGCCGCTATCTCGGCTACGTCCGGCGCGATCGCCGCTTCGACCCGATCGTGGCGCGCGCCATCGCCGAGGGCCGCCCGGTGCCCGCCGATCAGGCGCGCAAGATCGCCGGCCGGCTCGAGGACCGCTATCTGGTCACCCGCGGCGAGACCATCGCGCGCACCGAGCTCTTGCAGTCGCTGCACGCGGCGCAGGACGAGAGCCTCGCCCAGCTCGTCGATCGCGGCGTGCTGAAGCCCGAGCAGATCAACCGCACCTGGGACGCCACCGAGGACGCGGCGACGCGCCCGAGCCATCGCGCCGCCGAGGGCCAGGTGGTCAAGCAGGGCGAGACCTTCGTGGTCGGCGGCTACAAGATGAAGCACCCCGGCGATCGCTCCTTCGGCGCGCCGGCCGAGGAGATCGTCAACTGCCGCTGCCGCGTGCGCGTCTGGGTGGACCACCTGGCCGGGTTGCGCGAGGCCGAGGGGCGCCCGCCGCCCGCGCCGGATCTCCGCCGGCCTGCCGATCCGGGCTCCGGCGCGCTGGTGGATCCCGCCGTGCCGAGGCCGCCCAAGCGCCTCGAGCGGATACAGGATGCGCGCCCGCCGGTCACGTTCAAGTCTTCGACCACGGGCCAGACCCACACGGTGAGCACGCAGGATCTCGACGTCTACGCGCGCCGCGTGGCGGCGACGTCGAACGTGGAGATGCGCATCAGCGACAGCGGGCTCGAGAAGGCGATCCGCGCGGGCCGGTTCAAGAATCAGTTCGAGACCGGCACCTCCGGCGGGCTCAAGAACCTCGAGGTCCGGCGGCGCCTCGAGGCCAACCTGATGGGCATCCCGCTCGACGCCGAGGATGCGGCCCGGCCGATCTACGGCTANCTCAACGACGGGACCATCGACCAAGGCTGGCTCAAGCAATACGGCGGCACGCGCGTCGTCTTCCGGCGGGACCGGGTGGCGCCGCGCACCACCTTCACGGGCGGGGACTCGCTGTCGGCCAACGCCGCGCTCGGGAAGGCGGACGCGGCGGATCTCGCCAAGCTGACGGATGAGCAGATCTACGACGCGCAGGTGCTGCAAACCCTGCCGCAGCCGCTCAACGCGCCGACGCACCGCGCGCTGCCGCTGCACAAATACACCGCGCCGGCGCGCTATCGCGACGGCGTGCCGAACGATCTCCGCGGCTTCCATGACTACATGGAGGCGCAGATCTATGGGCCGCGCACGCTCGACGACGTCGAGGAGATCGTCTTCCCGGCCAAGCCCGGCGGGAAGCTCCAGACGCTCCTGCGCGACGCCGGCATCGACTGGCGGGTGGAGCCATGACCCGGAGCTTCACCGCGCAGATCGACGCCTGGGCGCGCAAGACCGAGGCGCGGATGACCCATGTGCTGCGCCAGTCGGCCGAGGATGTGAT